TGAAGAATTAACCTTTTCTGCATTGAATCATGACTTAGGTAAAATAGGAGATATGCACCATGATTATTATATACCAAACCCCTCTGAATGGCATAGAAAAAACCAAGGTAAATTGTACAAATTCAATCCTGAACTAGATTATATGTCAGTACCAGATAGGTCTCTATTTTTATTAGCCCAAAATGGCATTAGTTATTCTTATAATGAAGCAATGGCAATTAGATTACATGATGGTATGTATGATGATGCAAACTTTCAATACTTGAAAACGTTTAATACTGATAAAGAGATAAAAAGTAACCTACCAACTATACTACACCATGCAGACCATATGGCTTCTAGAATTGAGCATGATAATTATAAGAAAGAGATTGGTAATAATTTAAAACCTAAACCAAAGAGAAGACAATCTACTACAAAAATAGATAGTGCCAATGAATCTGCGAATGATTTATTTAAAGAATTTTTTAAGGAGTAAAATATGATATTAGATATTATATTAGCGGTCATATTAGTATTCTGCGGTTTTATAGTTTATAGGCAAGACAAGACTATAAAGACGCAAATAGATTATATAGACGAAATAGAAATAAAATTGTTAAACAATCTAAAAAATGTATCAGAAGCCTATGCGATGTTAAAAGCAGCAGATGAGAAGGGCGGCTTTGAATCTGATGATGAGATTGGTGAAGTATTTAAAACAATTAAAACTATAATTGCAGACTTGGAGAAAGAAATAAATGAATAGTCCTGTTGATAACTTTTATATTGAATTGGCAAAACCGAAAACTATAGAGTTAACACCAAGAGGTAGACCTAGAAAAACAAAGATGTATTTTACACAAGTAACTGAAGATGCAATCATTGCCTATAATGGTGAAAGCAACGATTTAAAAAGAAACAAGATTTGGAATGAACATATAAACCAACCAATCTTCAAACTAGCAGAAAATATAATAAATAGATTTAAGTTTATGTATATGGATGGAGGAATTGTAGAAGTTAAATCAGAAGTAGTCTCATTCTTGTTAACAAAGTTACCAAAGTATACTTCTGAAAAAGGAAAAGCTTTTTCATATTTTTCTATTGTAGCAAAGAACTATTTAATACAGAATAATAATAAGAATTATAAGAGACTAATAAACAAAGCAGGAGTCAACCATATAGATTGGCAAAGAAACATTGGAAATGAGATGTTTATAGAAAGAAGCCGAGATGGAGTATTAGACTTCATGGACCAATTTATAGATTGGTATGAAGAAAGAATAGATGAAAAGTTTAGATTAGAACGGGACAAAGCAATAGCATATGCAGTAATGCAATTATTTAGAACTAGAGAAAATATAGAGACATATAATAAAAAAGCTCTCTATATATTGATAAGAGAGATGACTGGAGCAAAAACACAGTATATTACAAAGGTAGTAAAACAAATAAAAAAAGAATATGAAACCCTCTTTATTAAATACCAAGCCAGATAATTATAATAAATAGTAAAAGGTTTACAAAGAAAGGTTTCTAAAAAGGTTATGGTATTTAGACTCCGAAAGCATGTTAATTTTAATATAAAAATAACAAGGAGAATTATATGAGAAAATTAATTTTAACTTTAGCTTTAGTATGTGGAATTGCCGCAGCTAATGCTCAATCAACTGGAGACTGGTACGTAGGAACAGGTGACGTAGCAAATACGGCTTGGACCGAATGGTCAGTTTCTCCAACAATCGGATACGGATTAACAGACAACCTAATGGTTGGAGCATCTGTATCACAAGCTGATTCAACAGCAGATATGGAAATGGACTTCCATGCAAGATATTACTTCGGTGGATATTTTGCTTATGTATCAACTGACGGACTTTCTACGGAAGGTATGTCAATTGGAGCTGGTAAACTATTTACCCTAAGGAACAATATTTATGTTGATCCAAAGGTGGTTTATAACACAGAGGATAAAACTACAAACCTTACATTAGGGTTTGGGTTTAAATTCTAAATACCCATAAAGGGTCAACATGCTTTCAGATGGCAATTTTGCCACAAAACAAGTATTACAGAATAGGAGAATACAGATGGATAACGTAATGAAAATGATTACAGGATTTTTCGGTGGACTAGGAACTATATTATTAGCAGTTCTTCCCGTAACAATCTTATGGTACGTTCTAACAGGCGGATCAGTATTTGGAATGGACGTAATTGCTAATTTAACTGCACTTATAGAAGGCTTTGGTAACGGAGGCTTTGTAGGTTTAGTTGTATTGGTAATTGTGATGTCGTTCTTTGTTAAGAAGTAATAAAAGTTTTAGATAAAATAAGAGGCCTGGGGTTTAATAGCTCCAGGTCTTTTGTTTTGCCACAAATACTCCCCCAATTAGTCATTATTAGATATTTATAATAAAGGGAAATAGCATATGGATAAAGAAATATTCAAAGGGAAAACGTTCTCTGACTTAATGGAAGATATATACACAAACTCTATAAAAAAGGAGAAACAGATATCTGCATTAATAAAAGACCTGCAACCCATGATAAAAAGTATAGGCGATGCTACTGTTATAGTTCCAATTATAAAGGACTACTTGGAAGTTGGTGTAAAGAATGATGAACACCTAATAAAGATGGCAGCAATCGTACAAAGAGCTCAAGCAAGAGGCGAATCAACAGAAACTGGTGGAATGCTTTTAACTGAAGAAGAAAAAAAGCATTTATTAGAAACGGTATCAGAATTAAATATGGAAGATAACGAATAATGCAAGACATAGGTATAACCTCTGATTACTCAAGTAATGATAGGGGCGAATTAGCTTCCAACTCTTTGGGTCTATTTTATGGTAGAGTGAGAGAAGTTCTTTTAAATGAAGATAATCGTTCTAGCGGTAGAATAGATGTATGGATAGCAGAATCAAGAGACGATTATGAAAAAAATAGTTATGACCTAGTACCAGCATTCCCTCTTGACATTTATAACTTCACATTACCAGCAGCCAATGAATCTGTAATAATTATTAGAGGAGAAAGCGGTCGTTATTATTATTCCTCAATACCACCAGTTAATTTCTATGACCAAATAACCGTAGACAATGAAGACTTAGTTGGTGCTGATGGTAAAGAGAATGTAAAAGTCAATTTGCATAACTATGAAAGCTTTTTAATAGATGATGATAACGGAACACCAGTTTATGGCACAACTCTAACCGAAGACTTTATAGCAGCAACTGATATTGTCAAATCCAGAAACGTTAATGAGGGGGATCACCTAATACAGGGTAGATATGGAAGCTCTATAAAGTTCACTTCTAAGAATGAATTAAATGAAACTCCTTGGAGCTTAGAGGGCGAAGATGGCCAACCGGTAATTGCTATAAGATGTGGCCAAGAACAATTAGAAGATCCAACAACAGATAACTCTTTTATATATTTACTATCAGATCAATCCTTTGATTTTGGAGATATAGAATTCTCACCTGAAAGCGGAAATGTTGGTGAAACTATGGATGCCTATGTTGGTGGACAAGTTATAATAGGAGCAGACAGATTAACGCTTCTATCTAAAGCTGATGATATATCTATATCTTCAAAAAGCTTAGTTAGTATTTCAACTGCAAAATGGGCAGTAGATATGGATGTACTTATGGATCAAGTAAAAGCTCTGGCAACACAACTAGATGCTCTCTGTGCAGGTAAGGCAACTTTAGTTACTGGAGTAGGTCCAACTGGTGTTGGTACAAATACAGCAGACTGTGCAGCCATCAAATCTGAAATAGAAGGAATGGAACAGTAATGATAGATTGGACTGGGTTAGAGTCTAAAACTAAAAATTGGTTTGAAGATCTAAGTGAAAAGACCGAAGACGATACAGCAAAATTCCTAGCAGACTCTTATGCTCAAGCTGTATCAGAAGCTGTAGACCCAATGGCCAATGCAGTAGTACCCCCTAAAACAGAAGCTGGCATTGAACAAGCCTGGTCTTTAGCCTTTAAAACTCAAAAGGCATCACCTACAAAACTAGGGCCAGTAAACTGGGTACTGGTAGAAACTAAAATAATACTATACTGGACTGCAGCAATTTTTTCACAAGCGATACCCCATCCACCAACAGTTGTACCAGTAACAAACTTGGTAACAGTACCAGGAACACCGGGAATAGCTCCAGCTATAGATAAAGCTTTCAAACAAGAAGAAGCCGGAAAGGTTGCAAAAGAATTAGTTACTGGATATAAGAATCATGCTAAGACTATAGCTGGTGTTTATACGGGTATAACCCCACCTGCAGCATCTGTAACAGTTCCTGTCCCTTGGGTGGGAATAAAATAGCCTTTAGTGATATTTATATATAGAAAAGGTTTATAAATAAGGAGAATATAATGACAAAAAAAGACTTAGTACGTTTAATTAGAGAAGTAGTTAAACGGGAAGTAAAAACACAAGTTAATACTCTATTAACTGAGATGGAAGTAAAGAAAAATAGTAAGGTCTCTATAAACGAATCTATAGAACAACCTGCAGAGGACTTTCCAACTATAAAACAATTTACATCTGCAGATGCAAGAGCTGGATTTGCATCACTGCAAAATGGTTTTGGCAATACCCCTCCACAACAACAAACTGATATAAACGGAAAACCCGTAGACCTTCAACAGTTGGATCCTAGCTTAAGCAAAGCTCTAACAAGAGATTATTCTAGTTTAGTAAAAAAGATGGTAAAGTAATAAATGCCAAATGCGCCAATAAATATTAACCCTCTAGACCTTGAACCGGATATAGCCATAGGTATTAATTTACCCATGGACAATTTCAATGGACCAGGCCTACAGAGTACATATTTTACAAAGGATCAGGTTAAAGCTAACATTTTAAATCTGTTTTCTACGATGATAGGTGAAAGAGTTATGCAACCAGCATTTGGTACATATCTATACCATTTATTATTTGAACAAGATACAGCTCACCTAAAAGAAAAAAGAATCAGAGATGAAGTTGATAGAGCCTTAGGGATTTGGATCCCTCAAGTAAAAGTTACATCTGTTTCATTCCCAAAAATTACAGATGAAAACAGTATAAGTATAACAGTATCGTATAAGATACCAAACTTTAATATAGAAGACGAACTAACACTAGAGGTACAATAATATGGCATCTAAAGATATAAAATATGTAGGAAAAGACTTTGATGGATTCAAGAGTAATCTTATTGAATTCGCCAAAAACTATTTCCCAGCAACGTATAACGATTTTGACGTAGCATCGCCTGGTACAATGTTTATTGAAATGGCTTCGTATGTGGGAGACGTCCTATCATATTATACGGACTATGCATTAAAAGAGAGTATGCTGCATAGAGCAACAGAAAGAAAGAATCTATATGACTTAGCTCAAGGATTTGGGTATAAGCCAAAGATTTCAGTTGCAGCATCATGTAAGTTAGATGTATATTTAAAAATTCCAGCCCTACAAGTATCAACTGGTAATAATGCTTTTGGTGGATCATCCTCTGTACCGGATTGGGATTACGCACCAATTATAGAAGAGGGTATGGTTATTAAAACTGACGGTGATATAAGGTTTACAACAATGAATGCAATAGACTTCCAAGCATCGTCCTCTATGGATCCAACTGAAGTAAGTGTTCATACTATAAATGCTACTACATCAAACCCAGAGTATTATTTATTAAAGAAGTCTGTAAATATAACTAGCGGGGAAATACGAGAAACAACCTATACTGGAAATAGTACAAAGAATCAAAGGTTCACAATTAATGACGATAATGTAATAGGCATAAACACAGTAACAGATGGTGACTCTAATGCATGGTATGAAGTACCATTCCTAGCACAGGATACTATATTTGGAGAGAATGTTAATAGTGCAGCATTTGACCCTTCAACAAATAGCGAGAAGTTTGCAGTACCATATATTCTAACATTAAAGAGGACACCTAGAAGGTTCATAACAAGAATATCAGATGACGATAAGCTTACTTTACAATTTGGTAGTGGTGTATCTACTTATGCTGACTCTGTAATATTACCAAACCCATATAATGTTGGTACAAACTTACCGGGTTCAACAGATAACCTAAATAAAGCATTTGACCCAGCAAACTTTATGAAAACTAATACCTATGGTAAAGCTCCAACAGAAGCTTTAACTATAAATTATACAGTAGGATACGGGCTATCAAGCAACGTTTCAACTGGTACAATCACTTCAGTAATTTCTAAAACTATTACTCAAAATTCAGATGATGTAACTAGTGGCTTAACTGCCATAGTAGAAGCATCACTAGCAGTCAATAATCCCGAGCCAGCAAGAGGTGGTAAGTCACAAGAAACTATAGAGGATATTAGAGAAAATGCTCTAGCTCATTTTTCAACTCAACAAAGAGCAGTAACTAAGGAAGATTATATTATAAGAACATATTCAATGCCTCCTAAATTTGGATCTGTACCAAAAGTCTATATAACAAATGATACTCAAATAGATATGAAGACTAGAGAAGAGGTAAATAACCCACTAGCTCTAAATCTTTATGTATTGGGCTATGATAAAAATAAAAATTTGGCAAATGTAAATTCTGCATGTAAAAGAAATCTAAAAAATTACTTATCACAATATAGATTAATGACAGATGCTGTAAATATAAAAAATGGGTATACTATAAATATTGGTTTTGATTTTGAGGTAGTAGTATTAGCTGGATATAATTCTAGAACCGTAGTTTTACATTGTATTAATAAGTTAAAGGAATTACTACATATAGAAAAAATGCAATTTATGCAACCAATAGTTATAAAAGATTTACAATTAGAACTATCAAAAGTAGACGGGGTACAATCTGTAATGAAGTTTGATATAAAAAATAAATGGAGAACTAGTTTAGGTTATTCTGGTATTAAATACAACTTAGAAGAAGCAAATAAAGGTGGTATAATCTATCCTTCTAAAGATCCTTCGATATTTGAAATAAAATATCCGAATGAAGATATACAGGGTAGAGCAACAACCTATTAAAGGATAACTATGATATATAACATTTACCCAACAAAAGATGCAACAGTCTATTCATATTCATCAAGTATGAATACAGGAAACGACCAGATCTTAGAAATAGAAAAAACGATTCCAGTTGAGGGGGGAGCAAAATACAAAGCCAGAACCCTAATACAATTTGACTGGGCAACAGCCTATACAGAATTAGCAACATTACCAGGAGCATTCACAGCATCATTTGGAGCTGGCAGTTTTTCTTCTGATCTAAAGCTGCATACTACAGAAGTAAAGAATATACCCTATACATATAAATTAGAAGCACTTAGAACAGATGCATCTTGGGATATGGGAATAGGTAAAAGAGTTCATACACCAATAACAGAAAAGGGAGTTAGCTGGGACTACAGAACTTCCTCTGGGTCAAATGCTTGGTCTACTGCTGGAGTAGGAATAACCGCCGGAGCTAATATACAAACGCAATCTTTTGAATTTGAATCTACAGATATAGATATAGACATTTCCGAATCAGTAGCAGTATGGCAATTAAGCACTAATAATAATACTGGTTTGCTTTTAAGAATTACATCTAGTCAGGAAGATGACACCTTGGAGTATGGTCAATTAAAATTCTTCTCAAGAGACACTAATACCATATATTCTCCAAAGCTTCAAATAGGATGGGACGATTCAGTTTATTATACTGGTTCTATGTCTCAATCTACTTCTGATGAGATATTAGTTTATATAAAGAATAATAAATACGAATACAAAGAAAGCGAAGTAGTAAGATTTGAAGTTAGAGCAAGAGATATCTATCCAACACAAACATATGCAACAACTTCAGCCGCATTAGATACTTATTATTTACCAACGGGTTCTTATTATTCTATAAAAGACGCCGAAACAGAAGAAAGTGTAATAGACTTTTCAGATTCATATACAAAACTAAGTTGTTCAGGCTCTGGTCATTACTTTGATTTATCAATGAATGCTTTAACTTCTGAAAGGTTATATAAATTAATATTAAAAGTTAATAGTAGAAATTATGATGGACAAGTAGAGCATTTTGACTCTAATCATCTTTTCAAAGTAATTAGATAAAACCAATGCCAAAAAAACAGCTAACAGCAGAAGCAATTGCAAAGATCATAGAGGAGAATAAAAAAAATTTTAAATACTCCCCTTTTGATTTTGGAGAAGTTTCCGAACGGCTACAGAATGCAGCTAAAAAGTATAATAAACTAAAAGAGTTAGACAATGCTACTTTAACCCCCCAGGGTAGATTGGTAATAAGCAATAAAAAAGAAGTACAAACTGAATTAAATGTAAGCTCTAAAAGAGAATACTATAGTAGAGCCTCTTTTGAAAATACCTTCGATACAGAAATTGTACAGCTACTA